TGTAATCTTTCTTCAGTTAAAGTAAGAGACATATCTTCATAATGTTTTTTGGCTACTGAAAGAATTTCTGTTTTAATCCCGTGTACACCGAGTTGTTGCATCATGTCGTGTGAGTTCCATCGGTCAAATGTAACAAGTTTAAGATTAAACCCACGTTCTCTGACGCTTGTAATGTAGTCTTTAACTTCTGTAAAATCAACAGATTTTGATGCGGTAGGTGTCCAATATCTTACTGCATCTACTACAACTCTAGGTGCTGCTTCCTTATATTGCTCACCAATTTTCATTGTTACCCAGCCTTCCACGTGAGCTAATGATACTGCACAGTGGTCATGTTTTTGTGCCAAGTCAACGTGCATAAAATATGTACGATCTGGGTTTGGCTTAAAATCATCATCAAATCTTCCATATGAATCTACATTTAATTTAGGATTACTAAATGCTTTTTCAATTACTGCACGATTTTTAAAGAATGCATCTGTTGCATCTGGAGGCATACATGCAAAACGAGATAATGCATCTGTTGGGTCTGTGTAAAAATCAATTGTAAAATCTTCAATTTTACGTGTTGGATTTACGTCCCAAGTAGGTCTTTTTAATGCAAATACTCTTGGTACTTTGTATGAAATAATATGATCTTCTTCCCACTCAATTTCAAATTCATTACCTTCAGTGCCGTCTGGCAGTTCTGGATCTACTTTAAATCTACTATGTCTAAGAACAACTTCTTTTTCAGCAACAACTTCATTATATCTTTGTTGAATATAATCGTTTTTAAATCTTGGGAATGAAAGTAAAATTACTTTACCAAAATCTGGAAAACGTGAGTTGACTGATGCACGATACATCTTGTAAATTGATGATGCAGTTTTAGCTTGATCATGCCCAGAGGTTGATTCAAGTTCAAAACCTGAGATCTCATCAAGAATAACTACAAGTACGTTATAACCTTCCCAAGCTTCTCTTTCTGAGTGGCCTGAGTGAACTGTTACACCTTTATCAAATTCAACCATATTGGCTTTAGCAACATATCTTCCTTGAAACCAAGGTGACTTTTCAATACGTTGGTTAAAACCTTTAAAGAAAACTCGATTAGCTTGAATAGCGTTAATAGCAATATTGATAATATCAATTGCATCCCCTGGAGGTTTTCCAAAATATGCTGCTGGATCTTGTAAGCATAAAAGAAGATATACCATGTAAGCACAAGCAATTGTAGAGGTATAATCTTTTCCAGAGCCTTTACCTAATTGCAAAATAACTTCATTACATGTTTGTTTAAATATCTTGTTACCCTCATCTTCTCCGTAGATTTTGATGAGTGTTTCTTTTTTATAAATTTGAGTTGATGCACGGATCATCGTGTATTGATTTTCTGATAAAGGTGGCAATCCAAGATACGCTTTATCTGTAACAAATTGTTCTAGTGTTACTGGAGTTTCTGAAAATTCATCCCCACTTAATGCATCTAAGAATACGTTAAAGTCACTCATTTACAATTACAGCCTCAACTTGGCCAGTAACTTGAGATAGCCTTCTTGATACTTCCCACTTACAATGATCACAATTTGCTGTAACTTCTTTAAGAATCCCGACCAAAACTTCTTGTTTACGCTCTGATTCTAAAAGTTGATCCGTCATATCATTATTTTCAAGAACGCCAGCTTTGTTAAGCATTTCAATACGCTTTGCTTCAATATCAGCAATTAGCTTTAAAGATTGTGCTTTAACATTAAGTGCATCTTGCATGTCTGCTTGCTCTACTGTACGCCAAGCTTCTTTGATAAGCATGCTGTAATGCTCATCTGCTCCCGCTAAAGCTTCTTTGGCTCTAGATTTAATTGCTGTATTGTCGTGCACTAAATCTTTCCAAGTATTAATATGTGCTTCAACCTGAACACGTGTTAAATCTAAACTACGTGCGATTTGGGCGGAAGTATTACCTTTTAGTAATTCTTCAACCACCTTGTTCATTTGATCAAATTTTCCTGCAACTTCTAATTCATTATCCATTGTCTGTTTTATAAAACCCTGATCCTTTAAATTGAATGCCTGCAGGAGAATAAACCCTAGTCATTTTATAGCCACAACTTGAACATGGGGGTACGTTTTCAGGTTCATTAAAGCCTCTGACTACATCTAGGCTTTCATCACATTCAATGCATGCATATTCATAAGTTGGCATACTTAATTATACCTCTTTATATTACTTCTTGTCAATTGCAATTTTAAGTAAGATTAAATAACCAATCAAATCATCAATGTCGTTATCTCCAGCAAAACCTTGATTATTTTTTACACGATTTAATTTATCATCAATTCTTACTTTCAACTGTTCAATATTGTCAGATTGTGCAAATATTCTGTTTGGCGATAAAGCTGAATCTCCATATGAAATGTTTTTTTCTATAAGAAGTTGTGCAATTTCGTGGCAAGCATCCCAAATTCTTTTGCCAGAAGGGGCACTGGTTGAGTGTAAATATAAATCATTACAACTAAATTGTCTAACATCTTGAAATACTGGTTTAAGCATTACATTAACCTTTCTGACCAAGTTTTAGGAGTTTTTTCTGTAACAAACTCAAGTGGCAAATGATAATCAAATGGCTTTGTACCCTTTATTTTAATCCATTCTACCAATTCTGTCAAGCCCTCATCAAGAGTTTTAGATGTTTTATAATTTAATAATTGTCTTGCTTTATCTGCAGAACAATTAGCATGTTTTACTTCTTGGGGTCTGCCTGGCATATACTTAATATTAAGATCAAATCCAATAATTTTAGCTAATTTTTGAGCCAATTCATTGATTGTAATAAATTCTTCGTCTGGTCCAATATTAACAACTTGACCATCAACTACATCTGATTCACATGCAATCATTAATGGATTTGCTACATCTTCCCAAAAAGAAAAACAACGCATTTGATTTCCATCTCCATAAACTATAGGCTGTTCACCTTTAAGCATACGGTTAATCATAATTGATGCTACATTTCTAAATGGGTCGTCATATTTTTGACGTGGGCCAATAATATTATGAGGAACAAGAATAACATATTTCATTCCGTGTGTTTCACAAATGTTTTTAATTAAAAGCTCTGCCCCATATTTTGCAATGCCGTAAGGATCTTGAGGTTTTGGAATCATGTCTTCTTTAAATGGAACTGTATCTTGTGTGCCGTATCTAGCCATTGATGACATATGAACAAATTTTTTAACCCCGCCCCTAATAGATGCTGAAAGAGCAACTGTTGTAATGTGTGAGGTGTTGCGAGTTACAAGTGCAGGACTAAACACTGATAAGCCTTCGTAAGCAGTGCATGCTGTATGAACAACTAAATCTATTCCTTTAAAATGTTCTTTAACGGAATCAAAATCTCCAAGATCTTTTGAATAAAATTCAACACCAGTGGGTACATTTTCATAATAACCGCCAATTAAATTATCAATACCAACCACAGAATGTCCACGTTTTAAAAACTCATCAGCCAAATGGCTACCCATAAATCCAGCAACGCCTGTGATTAAAACCTTCATGTTATCCTCTTAACCATTCATTTTCACGTCTTCTTGTAAGATCCCAGCCTTTAACTGTATAATCGCCTGATCTTTTCTTTTCTCTGTAATATTCTCCATTTTTATTAAATGTTTCATGATTTCTATTCATTAATTTTGCATCGCTTTTAATTGTTTGTGAGCCACCGTGATCATCAACTTGTATTCCTGGACAAATAATACTGTCAGATAATCCTGATAATACCATCCTGTCATCATAATCGTTATCTTCAAAATAGGCTGGATAAATATATTCATCAAACAAACCAACTTTTGCCACTATGTTTTCTCCAATAGAAAAACAACTATAGTGTGCGTTGCTTTTTACAAACTTATTGGGGGAACTAAACGAATGCATCTTTTCTAATTCACCAGATCTAAAACTTGTATCTGCAGAAGAAATAAGCCAATAAGGAACATGGGGGTAAAGCTTGATGCCTAAATTCCATGAGCCTGCTATCCCTTGATTTGAAGGAAGATTTAAAACTCTAAAGTTTAAATCAAATCTTTTAGGAACGTATTCTTCAATTCCATTATTAATAATTAATATCTCATTAATTGGATAATCAATTTCTTCAAGAGATTCATCAAGCAAATCATATCTGTTTAAAACAGGAATAATTAATACTGGTACCACTACTTAGTCCACTTTCTAGGTTTCTTAATCAATTCAAATCTTTCTAAAGCCCGCTGAATTGTCATATGAGAGCATTTTGCTTCCATAGCCATATCCAAAACACTTTTCTTTTCAACTACGTATCTTTTGTATACCCAGTCTTTATTTTCCCAAGGTTTAAAATTTTTAGCCATTATACCTCCTCACACGATTTCGTTGATTGCATACCAGGCGATCCCCGCAGCATCTGCAACATTGTCGGATTCAGTCTGGATGCCAAGCGTTCGCACAAAATCAATAGTACGCTGTTTTCTGCGTTCTCTGATTTTTCCTTTGATCCAGTTGTCGGATTTGTTTGGAAATTCAAGTTTGATAGCCTCTTTTTCAGCCTTAGTGTAGTTCTTGTTTCCAAGATATGATTGCCAAGTTATTGGATGAACTTCAACAACTTCCATATTATCACTAAGTAACTCTCCCATTATAGCACCAAATACGTAAGCCATCTTCATTCCCGTTGCTACGGATTTGACTGAAATAGCTGCTTCAATTACAACAAAATCTGCATCAAGTTCTTTTTTAAAAGATTTAATTTTTCTTTTGGCATCAAGAATTCTTTCGTATACGTCTGAGCCTTCAAAATTAATTTCTCCCCATTTAACAGCTTTATCATGATGCATAAGGCAAAATGCAAGACTATTTGTACTTGCATCAATACCCAATACTTTGTTAGATTTTGGTTTAACTAATTTTGCCAGAGACACTTTGTACCATTCTTAAAAGTTCTTGACGTTCTTTTTCTTTTTCTTCTCCTACGCATTTATCACAAATATTTGTAGTATTGTATCTACTTAAAACAACATTGCAATTTTTATTTTTACAAATTCTTTTTGCTCCTGCAAGCCTAGCTTTTTTTTCGTAATATGCTTGTTTTAATTTTTCATTTGTTGCGATTCTACAACACTCATCAGAACAATATTTTTGATTATGTGTTTTAGGAGTAAAATTTATACCGCTTGTACATTTTTTATAAGCACATTTCATTTTTCAAGTACCAAAGGTTCAATATAAACATCGCCTTCTTCTGCTTTCATATCTTTCCAACACACTGTTTTTACAGGACAACCTTTACATGCCCACTGCGATTTTGTAAAAGTCCTCTCTGGCAAAGTACCTGATTCATAAGCAGCATAAACTTTACGCATCCAATCCCAAACGTCATTAATAAGCTTTGTATTACGCTCATCCATATTAATTGGAATAATTAAAAAGCTGTTATCATTTTTGTTTTCATAAAAGAAAAATCCTTGATCTGCACCACGGATCTTCATGTATGTTAAAAGCTGTACTTTATGATAAGGGAGACCTTGCATCTCTGCTTGTCTAATTGCAAATACTTCTTCTTTAGCAGACTTGATTTCTCCTACTACTTCTTTTCCATTCCATTCAATAAATGTGTCTGCAAAGCCTCGAATTGGTGGATCATCATGGGTAACTTCTGTTTCATTTGCTCTGAAGACTGATGTTTTAGCAAGGACTTTCTGAATGCGTTCATGAACATACGTACCGTTATCCATATTAACGACACCCATAGCATCGGTTTCATTTTCAAACTCAGCACCAGTAAAAGCAATGAACCAATATCTAGGGCAGTTACCATTACCATAGCCAATACTACTAGGACTAAAAGTTTTCTTTTGAGTAAATTCATTTGGTCTCTTTCCAGCTAAAACAGCTTCTTCATACATATTTGCAAAAGCAATTGGATCAAATCCTTCTGGGTTAGACATTTTTTGAAATCTTAAGTTAGCTATTAAATCTCTTCCCATTTATGCCCCATATCTTGCTGAATACTTTAACGCATCCACCAATCTGTTAATTGCTTCTTCTGCTGTGTAATATACATTTTTCTTTTTGCTATTCTCCCCACCTTTTTCAAAGGTTGTGTAATAGCGTGACATTACTGCAAACTTAGCAGACAAAGCTTGCATCTTTACAATAAGGTCTGGAGCTTTAGATGACGGAACATCGGGCTTAGCAATAAGCTTAATGATTAGATCTAGGGCATAGTCAAGATCAGCATCATTCATATAAGCTTTAATATCATTAA